CGCAGTATTCCACGGCCTGCTGCATACTCACTGCATCTTTTATCCTGCTGTAAAGCTCCGGATCACATGAACGGGATGCCTTCATCACCTGCGCCCTCCGGAATATTCATGAAACCATCACCTACAGGAGACGGTGTTTCTACCGGCCTCTGGACCGGTCCTTCTGGGAGCAGTTCATCCTCCGGTACCTCTGCATCTGCCAGGCCCGCCACGCTGCGGATCTGCCACAGTTCTGTAACAATAGGGCGATTTCCGTTTTCTGCCTCATACTGCCTGCGCCGGAAAATCCCTCCAAATTTCTTTCCTACCAGTGTTTTTTCATTGTTTTCCTTATCCCACTGGAAGGTAAAGTTATTGGAACGCTCAATGGAAGTGATGATCCCCTTGAACCAGGAAAGTCCTTTTCCTTCCATGTTCTGCTTAAACACACCACGCCATTTTGCATTAGCACTGTTCTGGGCCTTGTCCGCATTAAAGAGCTTCTGGAAAAAGTCTTTCTGTTCTCCCTCTGCCACATCAAACAGGATCACAAACTGCTCATTTCCGTTCTTGGATGTCTGGGTTGCTACCTGTTTGATCACACACACATACTTTCCTTTTGGCAGCTGCTGGGATTCCCCTGTATAAGCTGCTGCCTCATCATATCCTGCTGGTTTCTTTATCATGACTTTGTATCCTCCTTGTTCTTATGTTTTTCCCATCCATAAAAATCCCGGATGGTATCATCTACTAATTTCAGGTTGTTTTCGATCTCCGGTTCCGGGAACATCTCTTCCGGAGTCTTTGTGATATCGGATCCGTCCGTAACCGTCCGGAAGAAATGGTTCCCATTTTCACTCATGCAACGGATGCAGATCGTGACCATGCCTTCCAGGCACACTTTCCGATCCAACTGCTTGCCAATGGTCCTGAGACGTGAGATACCAAAATCGTCCGTATCTTCGTGGAACATGATGTAAACGATCTTGTCCGGAGCTGTCACATCCGTCTTGATCCGCTTCACCAGGCCATACATGGCATCCGCAATATCATCGTACATCTCAAAGGACGCATTTCCCTTTTTATTCCTGTGCTGTGACATGAAAAGGTGGGTCATGATATACCCCGCATCATCGATCACGTAAGTCTTTTCCGGGTTCTGGTTAATCGTTGTAATGATCCGGTTGATATCATCACTGCAACCGGTCTTCTTAAAGCGCTTCTTAAACGGTAATTCCTTCCGTTCTGTGTTAAGAAGCACGATCTCATCCTCATCAAAAAACTTAAGGCTGCGGCTCTTCCCGCTGCCGGATTTTCCATAGATCAATACTGGTAATCCCATAATGTCCTCCTTAATACGGCAACGCCTCTGCCGCCTCTTCTGTTTCCTGCTCATCTTTCTTTGGAAGCCAGTCATCCTCAAAGAAGTCCAGCCCTCTTAAGTACCGGAATATGGTATCCTCCGCCTTTTGAGGAACTTTTACGATACTGATCCAATAGATCATCGTCTCACTCTTAAAGTAGAGCGTAGAACCGGCAGGAGAAACGCTCGGCCTTCCGGGCATATGTTCCATACCTGCTTCAAGTTCTGACGGTGACATCATACCTGCTGCATAAGACTGCAACACAGTAATATAAGACCTGTCACTTTTACTCTGGTAAATGGACAGCTCATGAGGCGTACTGTAAAAAGCCAACGGCACTTCGCACGCAAAATCCTTTGCTTCTTTCCACTGATCATAAGGATCCTCATATCTTATCTGGTACTCCATCTTGAGATTTTTCTCTTCCAGATGATACCTATAACAAGTCTCTTCTTCCGGCATATCACCGATCAGCTCCACAATGGCTGCTTTAAACTTACTGGTAGCATAAACGCTTTCTACCCACACGCCCCAAAGGCTTGTATGTACCAGGAAATGCCCTTTTACATTTCCAATGATTAAGCCGCCGGATGTTTTCAGGGCGGACTTCATAGCTTTCTTAAACTCATTTATCTTCAGAAACATCTCTGTTCTCCTTTTCTCTCGCTTCATTCCTGCGCTTGCTGTCCTCAATGTTAAGGTGGATATAGTCCAGCACGATCTCCATTTCTTCATAGCTCAGGCTCACAGCACCTGTCACCATTGTCTTTGCCACCTTGGCCGCGATCTCCATCAACACGGACATGCGGTACGGTACGATCTTTCCATCAGATGTCATCAGCGTATCCTCAGGCTTTCCCCGCGTGGCTCCAGGTGCGCCCATTCAACGGCTTTATTCTCTAACAGTGCCCGGATTGCCTCGTTATTCGGCACCGGTGGCTGCGGGATCAGGAACCTTCCCGGAATATCTTCCAGAAGCCCGTCAATGACCAACGGCTGCAAACCACCATTTTTCTGAATATTGAAACTGAACAATGCCGTCTTAAACTTTGTCTTGCCCATTTCCCTCATGTTGGCTTCCAGGTTGTTCTTTAAAGCCTGCTGACGGTTCTCCAGCGCCTTCCGTCTGGCAGCCAGGCGGCCTTCCTCTGCCCTTAAAGCTTCAATATCTGCCTTCATTCCCATAATGATCTTGGCATAGCCATCTGCCTTATCTTCGATCTCGCCCCAAAGACCTTCCATTGTATCCTGAAAAGTCTGTTCATCTACTTCCGGGTCATACACCAGTTCCTGCAGCGCAAGAAACTGTTCTGTTAATTCATAAAGCTTCATCTTGCATTTCTCCTTCTCCCTCCGTATAATGAGGGTGTAAAATTATTTTTGTTTTTGGACCTATCGCAGTTGCCGCTGCCTGGGTCCTTTTTTATGTAATCTCTGCATGCCTGTAAGCGGCTTCTCTCCATGCACCGACTCTTCTTGATGCAGGTACCGCACTGATCTTCCCATGTAGCCATTACAACACCTGGACCGCAAGCGCAGCCCCAAGCATCATCAGGACCACCGCCCAGATACCGCCTGCAACAACCGTCTCAGCGATACCTACCCAGTTCCATGCTTTTTTCTTAGGTTTGGTTGCCTGCACTGCCACATAAGACAGCTCCATGCCTGTCCTACCATTGTAGTTTTTGATCTTTGCCATTGCTTCTCTCTCCTTTCCAAGCTTGTCCACCAAGGCCGCTCTCAGGCGGTCTGGATCACTTCTGTATTAGGAATTGTCAAAAGCGATCTGTAGCAGATGCTATTAACAATATCTCTTCTCTGTTCCTCTGGAAGTTCATCCAGAAGCAATCTCTGTTCTCCAATCCTTACATGATTGGTAAAGGTAATCTCTTTCAATATCACCACCCCTCTCTCTTGATCTGTATGCCCTGAAGCATGTACTTGTTGCTATTAATCTGGCTCCAATGGCAAATCTTCCGTAGTTCTCTTTTTAAACTTATTTTGAATTTCCTGCTTTGAAACCGGAACCCCAACGAGTTTTACATAAAACCGCTCTCGGCCACTGGTATAGGTTACTCCACATTCTTTAAACTTCTTGTCATATCGTAAAAAGGCCATTCTTTTACTTGGTGCATTCATATAAAGCTTGAAATCTGGTAAAGAATCAGGCCAGACTAAATACCGACAATCCTTTCCGCCATAATCCAATTCAGCATCAATCAACCAGTCGACCGTTCTTTCAAAAACCTTTGAAAGCTTTTCTAAATCGTCCAGGTCAATTCTGATTTTCACGTTCTCAATTCCCACCAAACGATGTTCCTTAATGCCTGCCAGCTTTGCAAGTTCTTTCTGGGTTAATCCCATATCTTTTCTAGCCTTGACAATGTTATTTGCGATGTCGCAATAAAAATCAAAGCCAATATGTTCCAAATTATCTGTTTCATAAAAGCGCATTTCCTTCACCTCTTTTCATAAAATGCGAATAAAGTAAACACCAATGATATAAATAGAGCCCATACCGGATAGATTTTGTTGTTAGGCTCTATTTTTTTCATTACAAGCACACAAACTGCACCTAAAACCCAGCAACCTACGGTTAAAACAACCTCAACCACCTCTCTCACCCCTTTTCTTTCTACTCCAACAGCTTCTCAATGGGTACTCCCAGATAGTCCGCTACTTTCTGGACTTTCCGAATACCGGGCTCATTGTCATTCCATTTGCTAACACTGCGATTAGAAAATCCAAGATCCCTTTCAAGGCGCCAAATGGAAATTCCCTTTTGATCGCAAAGCTTTTTTACATTGTCGTATATCACGGTTCCACCTCCTTGTGTTATGATGTACATGCAGGCCTAACACCTCCGCGAGAGGGAGGTGAATGCCATAAAGAAAAAATATACCTATTCAGCTGAAAAGGTCCAAACTCTTTTAGCTAAAGGATATAGACTTTTGTCCATGTCCTATTTCGTAGGAGAAGACAGCCCTGCGCTGTATATCCTGGCTAAGTAATTAGCCGTCACTCGTAAACAATCTTGTAGGTCTGCATGTATTCCACCGTATTCGCTGTACGGTGGAATTTTTATGGGTTGAGATTTCATCCCATGTACTTTGTTAGAGAAAATATTCTCATTCTTATATTGACTTTTGTGAGAAAATATTCTATTATACAAATAGGCAATATGAATATATTCTCTTAAATCCAGTCTTTTAAATTGGCGTTTATCGACTGATCATCATTGCACGAGAATGTTTTCTCTTTACACTCCTTACTATACGAGAATATTTTCTTTTTGTCAATACTTTTTCGAGATTTTTTTCTCGTATTTGAAAGGGGACTATTATGACACTCAAAGACCGAGTAAAAGCCCTTGCGCAAGAACGTGGTATTAGTTTACCTGCGCTTGAGTCAGAGTTGGGTTTTGGCAATAGTACAATCGTAAAATGGGATAAATCCACTCCTAATGCTGATAAGTTAAATGCTGTTGCTAAATACTTTAATGTTACAATGGATTATCTACTTAATGGCGATAGCGAAGAGCACACGGAACTCAATGCCAGAGATGAACGAGATATAAAAAAGGATTTAGACCGTATTATGGGTGAAATTCGTAAAGGTGATGACGGTCCTCTATACTACAATGGCGTAGAAATTGATAATGCTTCCCTAAGCCTACTTCAGAATGCCATTGAATACGCCCTTAGAGAAACTAAAAAAGAAAACAAAGTGAAATACAATCCAAATAAGAATAAAAAGTAGGTGACGCCGTTTGGAGACTGTAAATCATAAGATTCGTCGTTTAATCAGGTACTATGAACATCTAACCGGCAGCCGGGATCCTGTTACTATTGCACGGTACGCCGGGATCCAGATCGCAGTATTACCGTTAGGCAATATTTCTGGAAACTACAAACTTCTAAAAAGAAAACGTTGGATTTTTATAAATGAGGATATTCCATCTGACAGTTCACTTTTTCGGGTTGTTGTAGCACACGAATTAGGTCATGCTTTACTACATAGAAAAGAGAATTGTGCTTTTCTAAAAAATAAAACATTACTGCTTACATCTGGAATAGAAAGAGAAGCAAATTTGTTTGCCGCTTCCCTTTTGATATCAGATGAAATGTTGCAAGATTATACTGTATACACTCAGGACCAGTTCTGTCAATGCACAGGATATCCTAAGGAATTGCTTGAATTAAGGCTGAAATAAGCAAAAATACTACAGATAAGGAGTTTGTTATGTTTACTCGTCTATATTTAGAAGATTTTAGAATTTTTAAGGATCAAACTATTCATATAGGGAATACTATTACCGCTATAGCTGGACATAATGCCACTGGAAAGTCTACAATTTTAGGAATTCTTGGAAATACCTGTGAACTTAAGAGTAAATTCGGAACAACTATTACTGACTAAAACTTCCCACACCGATGTAGTGTGTTGAACCTTGAAAATTCAAT